CTATTTATCCACTAAATTCAATAAACCACCGACTATATTGTCACATTCCTCTTTGAATCCAGATACTTTATCTCTATAGTAATCAGTATTCAAACCATGTTCTGTAAGAATAGTGCTTGTTATGGCTTGAACAGGTAATTGTTCTTTTTCAGAAACCATCGCAAGTTGATTGTAGTCAGGGATATTGGCAATCCGATACGGATCTCTTTTCTCAAAAATTTCTTTAAATTCCTTTGGTGTCACTGCCATACCAAACCCGTTAAGATCATCGGCCAACTCAATTGTAAAGTCATTAAGTTCATCAAGAATTTGCTCAAATCTCTTCGCAGACTTTGTATTCTGTTCATTCTTTCTAGAAAAAGGACGATAGTTCTGACAAACAATTCCTAACATTTTAGGGAGTTGTTTAGTCTTTCTTGCAAATATTTCAAAATCAGATACATTCCTATTCCAGCCTCTAAAAATTTGATTCAAGTTTCTTAAAGCTTGTCTGCTAAAAATACTAGGATTTACAGGTACAATAAAATAATCCGACAGCATTACAAAAAGTTGGTTAACAGCTGACAAAGCTGGAGAAAGATCCACAATAATATAATCTTGACCCTCTCCAAGTTTTTGGAGCGCTTGGTAAACTGAGGTGGGAATATGAGAAAGGGCACTAATCCCTGCCATCGATAAACCTACGCTCTCTTCCAATTCTGCAAAACGCAAAGACCCTGCTAATAATTTAAGATTATCACTCTTTTGAAAAAGTTCTATTTCTCTTATTTCTTGTCCAAATGTTGGTTCGATATATTGAACAAAATACTCATATACGTTATTTTTTAAAAAAAATTCTGAATCATAATTAGCAAATAAATTCATTTGGTTATAATCATCCAAAAATTCATTATCAACTGCTATTTCTGTTAAATTTGCTTGAGCGTCTCCGTCGAGCATCAAGACTTTTTTCCCTTTTTCCGCTAGGCTCCAAGCAACGTTATAAGCCAGAGTTGTTTTTCCTACTCCACCTTTATGATTGAAGAATGAGATTATTTTCGCCACAATATTCTCCTTTATTATTAAAGTTAACATCGGAAGTGTTCTACTTCATGTACACTTACACTTTACTTGAAAGTAAGTGAAATGTCAAATAATTAACTGACAAACTTAACTATTCTATCATAATTTTTATAAGAATTGTGGTAGACTTTTAAATTATAGTTTTTTTAATATATATGTAACAAAAAACACCCGCCGAAGCGGGGTTTAATTTTACACTTTTGTTAATTTTTCAACTCGCTCTTTTATTAAATCTCTAGTTTTTCTAAACTCTTCTAAAATTTCTTCATTTGTTCCTTTTGCTCGAGCTGGATCTTGTAAATCCCAATGTTCGTGGTTTACTCCTTTAGGAATCATTGGGCATTTATCTAATGCATCTCCACATAGAGTAATAATTAAATCACAACTATTAAAGTAATCTATATCAATAAGTTCAGATTTCTGTTGAGAAATATCAATATCTTCTTCTGCCATAACTTGTACAGCTCTTGGATTTAATCCATGAGTTTCTATACCTGCAGATTTCACTTCCCAATCTTTTAATAATTTATGTCCATATCCTTCCGCAATTTGTGAGCGGCAAGAGTTCCCAGTACAAAGAAAGTAAATTTTTCTCATAATATATTCCCTTACTAAATTTTCTTAATATATTATACCTTAATTTATGATTTACCATAACAAAAAAAGCCCTGACCGAAGTCAGGGTTAATTGTTAATAATTTAGGGTTTGACCAGCATAAATCAAATTAGGATTTGAAATACCGTTCATTGAAACTAGACTTTGAACTGTTGTTCCTAAACGACTGGCAATTGATGAAAGATTATCGCCTGAGCGTACGGTGTAAGTTCGTGATTTAGTCCCAGATTGACCGCCTGTGAAACGGATAACCTGACCGGTGTAAATCATGTTCGGATTAGATAAACTGTTCTGACGAGCCAATTCTTGCCAGTTTGTACCCCACTTTGAAGCAATTGCACTTAAAGTATCTCCGGACTGAACAATGTGAGTTTGAGTATCCCCAGTTGAATTACTTCCGCCTGTGTCTAGCGCTTGAACATCACTTGCTGCAACCCAGCTCATGATGTTATCAAGCAAGACTTTATTGCCAGATTTTTGAAGGACTTTATAGGAATTTTCCTTAACCCATTTAGGGATTGCTTGTCCTGTTGAGTAATTTGTGGCACTAAACTTGATTGTGACAGCCATTCCCTCTTGGATTTCACTTGGTGTCACTTCGTTAGCATCTTTACCATCATCAGTGGCTGGTGTGTCAGTATCAGGTTTAGTTGCGTTTCCGTTCTCATAACCTTTGTCAGTGATTCCAGTTAAATCAACATTTCCATCAAGTCCACCAGTAACATAAGTTGAGGTGAATTGGAATACCGAAATTCCGTCCATACTTGGGAAAAAGCTATAGTTAGGAACTGGAGTCACTTCATAGCTTGGATAAGCTGCAATCCATAGTGAGTTAGGGAATTCTTTGATGATTTGCTTATAATTGACATTGGCCAAAGTGTAAGGCTTGTAAGAATAATACATTGGAGTATATCCAGCTGCTTTTACTCGACGCATTCCGTAAAGAATCGCATCAGTATTCGCTTGTTTATCTCCACTTGCTCCACTTTCATAGTCTAAAGCAACAATAGAATTTTTAGGCGTTTGGATTTTTGGCAAGTAGCGGTCAAGTGCTGCTTTTGCTACTTCTTGCGAACCTCCGACTTGATACCAAATATAAGTATGCGCTCGTTTACCTTGAGCAATGGCAGAGGCAACTTGTGTTGGATAAGTGGCTTGGTCAACGAATAAACCGCCATAAGTTCCACCAACTTGACTAAAAGCGAACTTATCATGATCATAGCCAAAATTACCATAGTCTCCGTTATATTTGGACCAGTCCACCCCTTGGTCTCCAACTGCCGCAAATACTGGTCCACTTGCTGCAACAACAAAGAAAGCTACCATTCCAATGGCAGCTTTTTTAATCAACTTTTTCATTTGTTTTCCTCTGTATTTTCATTTTCAATAACATCTGTTTTGCCGTTCTTAGATTTCAAATAATTTACCAACTCTTGAAACATTGGATTTACTTGGCAAATCAATTGAATCATTCGTGCTCCAAAGAAAGCAAGCGAACCATTGATAATCCAATTTACTTCATTTTCATAAGCTCTTGAACTTGAGAAGTGCCAAAACTCAAAGACAATCCAAAATAAAGCGATTGTTGTTAAATCGATGATGATTCTTTTTCTCAAAGGTGGGTCCATTTTCTCCCCATCTTTTAACCATGTTAATCCTAAAATGATTAAGATTAGTCCTGAAACTCCCAATAATTGATACTCCAATTTATATTTTCCTTCCATATTAAAAACCTATCGATTGATAGGTCTGTTATTTTATTTATTATTTATAAGTTAGGTTAGTCAAGAACTTCTAGCCATGCTTTTTCCTCCATTACTCCTTCTTTCTTTTTACTTTCTATCCCAATGGGTAACTTTCTTCAAAACCGCCATAACGTCCACTAGTTGATGCTGGCATAGACCAAATGTTAACATTTCCACCTTCTTGAAATTGAATTTCCATAGGCTTATCGTTATTGTTTGTATTTTGAGTAGTAATCACTTTATTAACTGTACGTGTAGGGCGTAATTCAGCGGGAAGCGTAGCGACAGTTTTTGATTGATTTGCAGTGAAGCTCCCCCAATTTCCTTGACCATTTAAGTGAATAACACCATTGATGATTTGATACATCAAAACAGCACTTGAAACATTACTAAGTGTAATAGGCGTCCAAGTTCTAACATCAGAGGTTGTTTCAATTCTTGTTACAGTCACTTTCCCAGAATCATCAGCCATTACAGTTTTAGACCAAACGCTCCATGCTGCTGGATCTCCCGAAAGAGAGCGACTATATGTCCAAGTGGTATTTTTTCTTGGAGCGTAAACTGTTAATTCTTGAAGTGCACCTATGACTGTTAAAAACGCATAAAATCTAATACCACTAAGCTCAGATGGCAAATTTAGAATATCCGTTCCACCAATAAGCCCACCTATCCGGTAATATCCTGTGGCTGTTACTTTGTTTAAATCGGTTCCACTTGCTAGGTCACCTTTGTTTGCGATAACTTTATTTGATAAATCTGTCAGTGATTGTCCAGTCGCAAACTTTGCATCTGCTTCTGATTTCGAATAAGCTCCAACTTGGCTCGCCGTCACTGAATGAGGATTAGATTTATTGTTGACATGAGAAACAAAATCAGTCTTTGCCGCTTGTTGAATATTATCAACTTTATCAAGGCCAACTTGTGCTGCGGTTACTTTATGCGGGTTAGATATATCACTTGTATGTGAGTCAAACTCTACTTTCGAAGCTTGTTTCACATTAATGACCTTATCCAGTCCAATTTGAACAGCTGTTACTTTGTGAGGATTATTTGTATTCGCAAGATGTGAAGCAAGGTTATTATCGTTGTCGCCAATACCAGATTCCATATGGTTCATACGATTGTCAGTAACAACCGCACCATTTTTGATATTCTCTTCTTCAGTTTTTAGCTCATCATACTTATTCCAAGTTTGCTTTTCATAACTCATTATTGGCCAACCTCCTTAGAATTTTCTTGCTCGTAAGTTTCAACTAATACTGATAATTTAGCGTTATCAAACTCTAGTTGAGTAATTTTAGATAGTAGTTTGTTAATCAATTTTTCTGCATCAATTTCTTTATTCATGCTTCCTCCTCTTTAAAGTTTTGTTCTTCAATTTCTTTTATTTCTTCAAACTTCATATCAGTCAAAGTCAAGCGGTCATTTTCATATCCTCTCCTTTTACCCTTAATTTCCCATGTAAAAGGAAGATTAGGGACAGATGATTGCACTGTGAAACTCGTTTTATCTCTGGATGTAATATAAACAAAACCGTCACTATAGCTTTGTAAAAACACTTGATATTCGAATTCTGTATTAATAACATCAGAAAAATGTTCTTCAATAGGAACAATAACTGTGCAATCTTCACCTGTTTCTGCCGTTCCAATATCACCTAAGTATGACTCAGCCGTTTCATAGGCTGGAGTTAATCTAAGCCCATCTCTTGTGACGTGAGCAGCATTTTTAGAACCAATTACACTTAGACTACCGTTAACACTAAGATTTCCACCAATATTAGTGAATTGGCTAATTTTAACATTACTTAAAATGTTCAAAGCACTTGCTACAGCAGTTATTGCTCCATTGTTATCTCCTGATAGGTAAGTTGCATTACTTCCTATTTTAAAGCCAGTCACTCCCACTCTCAAATTAGGACGATTGTCACCACTAGATTGATATTCAAAGTTTGTTGGAGTATATGAAAGCGAATTATTATCCCCTGTTATTTGCAAGCGATCTAAATCTGCAGAACATGACATAGTATTCCCAACGGCTGAAAAATGTAAGAAATCTTTATCCGTTTTCTGACTATAAATGGATAAAGAACCAGAATCAGAAACATCAAGTCGAACATTTCCTTCTTGCAAATTAATTAACGTGGTATAAAATTTAAAAATTTCTTTGCCATCGCTATTTCTTATCCAAGTAATTGCTCCATTATCCTGAAGCATAGAAAAATCATCTCCCGCAGAAGTGATTTTAGAACCCTTGATTTTTACCCCTTCTATATCAACAGCGGTCAAAGTTCCTGACGATATATTCGAAGCGTTCAAATTAATGATGTTAATTAACGAAGCGTTAATTGTTCCAGCATTTAGTTTTGAAGCGCTCAAATTACCAATCATTGCATCTTTAATGATGGCATCATCTATTCGAGTTTTATCAGTTAACCAAATTTTTGCACCCGTAATTTTTAACCACTCTTTACCATCCATTTCTTGTGATAAATTGATTGTTTTTACAATCTCATCAGAAGGAACAGAATTGTCGATTTTTTCTTGAATTTCATCAGATAATCTTGTAGAAGTAGTCATTACCCAATCGTAAGTTCCGTCCGCAAGTTTTGTATAAATCCATATTTCATCATCAGGACCGTTCTTTTTGAACCAAATATCTCCTTCTTTGGGATAAGGAGGTTCTTCTGTTCCGTCATAAACTGAATTTTTACCAGCTGCATCAACACGAGAATTAATATCTTTGATAATTTGATTAAGCGGTGGGGAATAAGCTGAGACTGTTTGAGCTGAAGAGTTAGTATTAGCTGAACTAGTTGCTGTCAATCCTCCTTTAAAAGTTAAGGTGTAACTTAAATTGGGAGTTTTAAATGGTGTGCCATCTCTATCAGTGAGTGTTAACCAATCGCCTGTTTCTAGTGCTGGATTCCCCCTCCAATTTAAAGTAAAAGGATAAAAGTTGATGTTTTTTACTTTTTGATAAATATCATCAAGTAAACTTTGAGTCATCACTTTATTTTCTAAAACAATTTGTGGACCAGTATTACTACCCGATAAATATGTAACTTGTTCATTTCCACTTTCGCTTTGAACAGGTACTGTACAAGATATCCCACCAATTTTGTACATTAATTCATTTTTTGTTAGCCCCTTTTGAAAATATTCTGCTGGTGAAACTGCAAACTTAGGGTCGATCAATTGCATGATTTCCAATTGATTTGTCCGGCTAAACCTTGCATAACCTGCTTCAAACTGAGCGATTAAACCTATTGCTTGTCTAAAAGTATAACCCTCAGGTTTTCTTATTTTTTGGGTGCTAATCATTGAAAAGTTGGTTTCATTAATGACAGAACCGCTTTTGTTAGCAATCTCTAAAGCTATATCTCGAATAGAAGCAGGGTAGGTCAGTTCAGAAACATACTCATTTTCTAAAAAAACAAAACGATCACTTGCTTCAAGTGTCGTTTTGTTTTCATTTCTATCTGGATCACACTTAGTGACATAAAAAGTTCCAATTGAGACATACTCATAAAACGTTGGTTTATAATGAATCAATTTAGCATAGCCCACTCTTGCGCTTCCCACTTTTTCAGGAGGGATATTATCATAATGATAATCTGCATCATAAGTTGCTATTCCGACTTCTACAGTTACTTCTGCCAGCTCTTTAATATTTTCAATTATTGAACAAAATTCTATTTTTATAGAATTTGAAAATGTTGAACCTATTTGAAATGTTTCACCAGAAATAGAGCCGCCACTGTATACCCAACTATTGATATCATTTTTTGTAAAAATTTTATCACCAACTTTTATTCGAGTCTCAAATCTTCGATTCTCTGCTTTCATAGCAGTGTTAAAATCATCTGAGACAGTAAGCATTTCTTATCCTCCTATTTTTCTATCAGATTCACAGATAAGTTTTCCCACTTCATCGCTTTAAACTTATCGTTCCATGAGTAAGAAGGCATTGTAGAATCCCCAGCATAAAAAGTTTTACTTCTTTGTCTTCCAATTTGTGGGTCTGGATAGATTACTACAAAAAATGGTTGATTAATTCTTTGTAAAATATCAGATACTTCCGAGTCGCTTAACGGGCCCCATTTGATGTTTAATTTAGTTTTTTGAGCAATGACATCTCTTACCATTTCTCCATTTGCATTTCTCCCTGAGGAGTCAGCATCAATTGTTGAAATACTGACGCTGAATTCTTTAGGAGTTTTTACCGTCACTCCATTAAATTGTAGTTCGGCAGACATAATTCCTCCTTCTAAATGTTAAGCTCACTGTACCCAAGCTGTTGATGGTATTTGTTGATTTCTGAAACTGCAATCCGGCCAAACTCTCTGCCTCCGATATTTATCACAATATCTCCATTTGAAGTTTGGCTAGTTTGTGCGCCTAAAGATTGAACAAGCAACATGATGGCACTTGTTAATGAACCATTCATGTTTGCCAAGCCATAGCTTGAAACATCTTGTCCTCCTCCAAGGTTTCCAGAATTACTATAATCAGTTGGTTTGTCCGTGAACATTTCAGGCAACTGCAAAGTTTCAAATGATTTGAAATCGCTGATAGAATTATATGGATTATATTTAGCAGGAACAACCATTTCTCCTTCATGAATCATTGCTAACTGATCTTCAGGAACATATGGCGTACCTTTTGCATAACCGTGTCCATGCCCAATCACTTGAAGCATACCAGGGTCACCATAACGCCCCATTGCATAATGAATTGCAGCAAGTGCATTATCATATCCGTTAAAGATATTTCCATGCCCTGGGAATTTATTTGCATTGAATGTGGCCGAGATGGTTTGTAACAATCCTTTGGCCAAGTCACCAGTAATTGTATTAATATCAGTATATCCACCTTGGACAGCTTTCTCATTACCTCCTGATTCGCTTTGTACTTGTCTTAACCAAGCATTGACATAGTTTTCAGAAGTTGATACACCGTTCATTGACAGAGCTTTTTTAATAACTGGTCGCCACCGTTCAACACCAGTACCAGATGGGCTTTCTGACCCTTCTGAGAACGCCTTTTCAATCATTCCCATCGCTCCATTAGCTATAGTAGATATCCCACCAGTCGCAATAGATAACGCAGGTTCAACTGCTTGAGAAAGATTAGTAAACTTACTTATTGCAATGTTTAAAATCTTTTCTGGATGAGTGGCATAGTCCCAAATATCGCCAACCATTTCTTTGGCTTGATTCCATTTCTCACCCATCCAATTACCGATACCATTTGCATAAGCAGGCATTCCTGACATTGCTTTTGCAGTTTTAGCACCACTCAATACTTGGGTTCCTTTTGGTAAATCAACCATGAGGTTTCTCACTTTAGGGAATAGCCCAGTTTGACCATCAGGTGTTCGATACATTTCTTGCCATTGGCTACCTGAGCCATCATTTACTAATGCTGGCCCTCCTGGGTGACCGTCAGTACCGTTAGCATATCTTGGTACACTCCAGTGACCTAGTCTATTACCTGAACCAACTTTACCAAGAACCCAGTTAATACCGTCAATAACTCCATTAACGGCACCACCAATGACCCCAGCAATACCATTACCAATTGCGGCTGCACCTCTTTTGACTGCATTCACTCCATTTTCAAGACCTGAGCCAATCTTTCTTCCCATATCGGAAGCCCACGAAGCAACATTGTCAAACGCACTTTTGGCAGTAGATTTAATAGAGTTTGCGTAACCGCCCATTCTATCTTTCATATTAGACCAGGCGTTTGAAGCGTTATCTTTCGCATTGTTGGCAGCGTTTGAAACAGAACTTCTTACATTTTCCCAAGCGGTTGAGGTTCCGCTCTTTATCTCATTCCACTTACTCGATACTTTCGAACCAATGGAATCCGCTACGCTGTGTACTGCTGTTTTAGTATCATTCCATTTTGAAGAAGTCCAATTTTTCACATTGTCCCAAGCATCTGATGTACCTTTTTTAACTTCAGACCATTTTGTAGAAACTTTTGAACCAATTGAATCAGCAGTATCGCTTATGGATTTTTTGGCATCATTCCATTTATCAGATGTCCATTTTTTAACATTATCCCAAGTATCTGATGTTGTCTTAGATATATCAGACCATCTATCACTAACCCATTTCTTAGCACCGTCTACCGCACCACCTATAGCATTACTGATATTCCCCCAAATGGCTTTTGAAGTGTCCAGTATCTCTTGTGTTTTATCAGAAATAGTTTTTTTAATATCTCCCCAAATTACACCAATTAAATCTGAAACGCCACCAATAAGGCTTGATATCCCATTTAATAGACCTTGAATTAAGAAACTTCCTATTTCAGCAAATACAGTAGAAGGAGAATGAATTCCAAATAATGATTTAACACCATTTACTATTGGATCTACAAGATTTTCTTGTAACCATGCACCGATGTTTTTTAAACTATCTCCAATACCTTTGAGTAAGCCATCAATGAGATCTGTTCCCATTTTTATTGCGGATTGTAAAAAGTTTTTATTTTTGGCCAACCAGTCACCTAAGCCATTTAGGACGTCGGCTATATTTTGCAACCCATCAACTATATGTGTACCAACCCATTTACCAAGAGGTTGCAAGAATTTTTCCCAAAACCATATAAATAAAGGTTTTAAAACCTCAATTACACCATTAATAACTTTTAAGGCACCAGCTAAAGCCTCAAGAAATACAGGAAGCACATCTTCTATTGTAAATTTAGCAAGTGGTAACAAAACATTCTTGTATAACCACTCTAAACCAGCACCGATATTATCAGTGAGGGGTTTTAAGTTCTTTAATAGCTTCTCTATACCCTTAAGAAGTGGAGAAAAGTCTAATTTCTTAGCCCAATCGGCTGTAGCTTTAGTCATATTATTAAGATGACCAAGTAATCCATTAACAATTTTTAAGATATCAGAAAATATTTTCTTACCAGTTCCGCCTTGTTCCCAAGCCTTTTTAAACTGTTCTGCGAGATTACCTATCGTTTTGAAAATATTGGTAAAAATCTCAAGGAGGTTTGCTGCTATTTCTTTACCAGTTCCATCATTCCATGCTTCTCTAAATGATTTAGCGATTGAATGAAGTAGTTCTAGTATTCTATTCAGCCCATCAAATAGCGATTGGATTAAGGCAGTTCCTCTACCATCTTCGTTCCATGCATCTTTAAACGCTTTAGCTATATCACCAATGATGTTAAGCACATCCGCAAGTAAAATTAATAGATTTTCAATGAATTTTTGACCAGTGCCATTTGTCCAGACTTCCATAAAGGATTTTCCGATAGCACTTGCTAAACCGATAACTTCTCCAAGTGCATATTTCCACGCATCAATAACCTTTTGACCTTGGTTTTTCCATGCATCTTGGAAAGGTTTGAAGAAATCTTTAAGCAAGGTTTGCATATCCTTCATCCATTTAGGAGTTGAATAACTACCAGTCGCAGCCCCAAAATCAATACCTGGCGCTTTTGTATCTTTATTTTTGTCAGTGTCATCATCAGTTTTGTCTTGCAAACCAATACGATTAATCTCATCAAAGCCCATAAGTGAGCGTTGAAGCTTATCAACTTTTTTCTGTGCTTTAGTCGCTGATGAACCAGTATCATTCATTGCTTGAACGTTATTATACAGCCCCTCAGCTCCTTTTTTAGAAGCTTGATAAGTTGTACCAAACAACTGTGAAATGAAGGCTGCAAGCTGTCCTGTTAACGTAGCAATAGCGCTCATCATAGCGTTAATTGCAGGTAAGATGGCTGTATAAATTGGATAGAATGCGGTCATTAAATTCACTTTAATTTGGTTTAGTGAATTTGAAAACTGCTCATTTGTGCTAAGTGCAGCAACAAATCCTTTTGCAAGTCCAGAAATAGCTTTCCCAATTAATTGATAAACAATTAATGAAGGCAACAAATATTTCATAGACTGAAGAAATGCATTGTTACCCATAGACATACTACGAGTGCCTTGTGTTACTTTATTTGAATTTCTTGAAAAGAGATTTCCAAATTTATCTAATATCCCAAATGAATTTTTCAATCCATTTCCAATTCCTCCAGCACCGTGAGAAATGGAGTTTGACATGCGGTTGAACACTCCGCCATATTTAGAAACAGCACGTTCAGATTGTTTCAATCCTGAGCCTGTCATACTAGCCCCAGCCGCAGCTGTTCCAGTTGCCATTGACGATTGACTAAGAACTGAATTAATTCGTCCTATTGCCTTTCTCAATGATTCTGCACGCTCTTCTGTTCTTTGATATTCTTTTTGAAGAACATCGTTACTACTTGCTAACTTCTGCATTTTGTCAGACTGTGCTTGCATTTTTTGAGCAGTTTTCAATGAATCTGGAGTATCAACATTTTTAAATCCTTTGTCAAAGCTTCCGACTGGTTTCAATTGATATTGATATTCCTTTTGTAAAGCTCGAACACTTTCACGCATTGTGTAGTATTTAGCTTCATTGGCATCCATTACTTTTGCAATTCGCTCTAAAGATGAAGGCACTGCATCAAACTCAGTCTTCATTGATCTAGCAAGACTTTTTGCTTGATCTTGGTACTTAACCATTGATGCCTGAGCCCGTGCAATCTGGTCATCATATTTGACCGTTTGACCGCCATCTCCTTTTGCTGAAGAACTTTGACGCTGTGATTTAAGATAAGCCACTTTTTCTTGAGCGGCTTTAGCTTGACCCATTTTTGCATTAATTTCATTTAGCATGGCATCAATTTCTTTTGATACTTTTGGACGTGCTTTCTTAAATCCAGTAGATAAATTATCTCCAATACTTTCTGATGACTTCTTAGAAGAACTTTCAAGATGGCCCATCATTTTTTCAAAAGTCTGATTCATTTTTTCTAACTGTTTACCGAATTGCGTTGCACCTTTATCAATATTCATATTATCTTCGGTCTTTTTCATAGACCTACCTGTGATATTTTGAATTTTTGACATAGCAGATTCAATATTTGGCATTATTTTATCCAAAGATGCCTGAACTCTTGCTGTATTGACGTCTAATAAAACTTCCAAGGTTTCTAATTCCATATTTCTCACCTCCTTTTCTATTCAATATTTTTTAATTTTTCTTTTGACTTTTTCTTTTACGAGTTTCCTGAATTAACATTGCATTTTGTCGCATGATTTCTTGGTCAGTAAGCATCGCTTTTTTCTTTTCTTCTTCCTCAGATACAGCTTGCACTACTTCTTCCTTGAGTTGATTCAAGAAAGGGTAGGTATCTTCATATTTAGGAAAATTCTTTGGATCATTAAAAGCATAGATAGCAAGCCTTTGTTGAGAATAATCAAACATTGCTTTCTCTTTTAGTTCGTTCTCATGCCTTTTTTTATTTGCTTCTACTTGGACCATGATTTCATCAAAAGTCATTGCCCAAAAATCAGTAGAAGAAATACCAGCTTCAACTGCCTGAGGGTATAAATCCTCAAGCATGTTAGATAAATTGTTATAAGTTTTTACAGAATGCTGTCTTCCTCTACTGGTTCGCTGTCCAGAGATACCCCATTTGTCGCCTCTTTCTCCGTTTTCTTGTTTCCGAAAAAACCTGATTCTTCAAGTAATTCATTGATTGCGGCAAATAAATCTAAAGTTGAATGTCCTTCGTCAACATAGCGCCCAAAAGCAGCAACAATATCACTTTCAGATACATTGCTTGTTTGATTAGCGCCTTGCAATACAATTAACAATTTATTTGTCGCCGGGATTTTCGCTTCTCCCTGACCTTTCAAGAACAAACCAACAATTGATTCATCCAAGCGTTTTTCAATTGAGAGAATTGAGTTTCCGTCTAAGCGCAGTTGAAGATTCAATCCACCAAATTCAAATTGTTTTGTGTTAGGCATTTTTACGATATTTCCTTTTGTCATTTTTGTTTCTCCGATTTCTATATTTATAAAAAATAAAAAGGCTAGCCGCTCTGACTAACCTTTAGTTGCTAAATTATTGACCACTGCCAGCTGGAGCTGGTGTGAAGTCTGGACCTTTAGATACAACCACTACTAAGTTAAATCCAAGTGCTTGGTTGACTTCAACACCATCAAATTTATAGGATGGTTGACCTGTAAAGTCGACTTTCATACCATCAGGATAAGTCACTGTCCAATCTACTGACTTACCAGCTTTTACCAATGTATCGACATCTTTGAAGTTGTCTCCTTGGTAGATGATTGCGAATTCCAAATTATCTGAATCCTGAATCCCTGCAATATATGCTTTTTTAGCTGAACCTAAGTGGGTAACATCTACTTTTTCTGGGTCAGAGCCCATTGCTGGAATAGATTTTACCGCTGCAATTGTTTTTGTTGTCGAGCCATCTTTATAAGAAAGCACAGCTCCTTTTGATAATAGACCTGCAAATGTTGCCATGTTTATTTCCTCCTATTTCGAATAAACGTATTTTGTTTTATTATCCACGATTGCGGATAGTTCAATAATGACACGCTTTAAATCTGCTGTATTCGCATCTCTTTGTGTGCCTGTAAAACCAATATCACCAAATTGTTCAATGATATTATTAACGATAGTGGTCAAGCTACTTTTAGAATATAATTCAATTGTGATTGACCATTTTGTTTGAAGTTCCTCGCCACTTCCATCTACAAAATGTGGGTTGTTAACCGTTCTGTAGATAGCTGTAGGAAAAGTATTCCAAGTTGAGGGATAGTCCGTTGCAATTTTTTTAATTTCTGAAACACCGCTCATAACTGAGCCAGCAATAATTTTAATATCAACTCTCTCCATTATTTAAGCTCCCTCAATTTCTTTTGGACATGCTCTTTGTATATCTCAGGCATTTGCGGAAGTATTTCTTTCAATGATGGATATAAGAAAGGCCTTGCTGGTTGACCACTTGTGATGTAGAATTCTTTGCCTTGAATGGTAATCTTAGGCATTCCATAGATTTCATTCAAATCAATACCAACTTCTTCAGCTGGAATGAACCATCGAGTTTGCGTATAAACTGGATTAATTCCTTCAGGTAAATCTTTAACACTAGCCTCACCTTTAGGACCTGTACCAAACTCACGATAAATGGCATGAGCTTTATCCGACCAGACACGCCCAACTACTTTACCTTCCGCATTTTCAACTACTTCTGTCTTCAAGCTTCCAATTAGCTCTCCAGAGCTGAATTTCATACTAGAAGAAAGTCGTAACTCAGCAGCTGAGCGAACCAACTCAGTGATTTCGTAAGTCGCATTATTCACAGCGTCATTTAAGATTTTAGGCATGGCATTAATTTTTCTTTTAAGCCTGTCCAATCCTTTAATTTCAACTCCCAATTTAATCGTTCCTTTCTAACATCACATTGATGTGTGTAGAATAAGGTTGAATCGACTTGATTTTATAATCAGGGTCACTGTCCTTATCAACATATAAGCAGATACCACTGTTTTCATCTCTGCCTTCTTTTAGCTCATCACCTTGATACTTACATGATTTCATGCTAGAAAGCTTTGAGCCGTAAATTGTGGCATTGACAGCACCACTTACGGACTGAACATTCATTTCAAGAGCAACAGGACTTTCCCATGCTATTACATCATTGAATTCTTCGTCCTGCGTAATCGTTGCTCGTCTTAAATAGACAGTAATTAAGTCACGTTTCATCAGGCGCATAAAAACTAACCACCTTTCCGAGTCGATAACGATTCAAGCCACGCTGGATATTTAAAGGAATATCTTCAATAAAGGATTGAGAAACGCCACCTTCTGAACGACTAGACTCTCCTTCTGTGCTTTCACGATTAAAATTAATTGTGGCTAACTGTCGAGCATACAGCCACATTGAATCTAACATCTTATCCTGATTCGTATAATCAAGGATGAGAATAACCGCATCCTCAATTAAACCAGTAGCATCATCGACGCCCAAATCAGTTTTTAAACGTTCAATTGCTTTAGTTTTTGGTTCATTATTCTCATCCATAGATTATTACTCCTTATTCTCCACCAGTTCCACCTTGAACAACTGTTTGAGGTGTCCAAAGTTTATGTTTAAATTGAACGATACGAACATTTTTATTTTCATAAACACGTTCCCAGTTTGACCCTGTTGATAATTCAGCATTTGTTGGTGAATCACCCGCAACTGATTTGTCAGTGAATTTAACGCCACGAGGGTGCAACAAGAAGTGTTGACGGTTGATAAGAATATCATCTCCTGCCAATGAATCACGGTCAGTTTCTGTTGGCACAGGAGCTGCTCCATTACCAAGCCCAATTGCACCAGCTCCAAAGATGTAAGAAGTGAAAACATCTCCATCTACTGGCATACCATCATCAACAATGACACGTTTACCCATGTATGTAGGGATTGGTTTGTTCTCTGAATCCAAAGAAAATTCAATCAAGTTTTGTTTACGCAAGTTGGCATACACTTGAGAATGTACCCCAATTGCAGTAAGTTTTTCTTCTGCATCGCCCAATTTGTATGAAGCATCAAGGAAAGTTTCACCAGTAAATGCTGCTGCATTACCAGTTAAAGTTGAGATATCAAGAGCATTGCCTGACATTTTAGTTCCTGCGGCTGCATAAATACCTTTAAGAATTGATAACAAAGTAACTTGTTGACGGCGAGCCCAGTAAGCAGCGACCAAATCACCAATAGCACGCATTGGGTCATCACCGGACAATGCTTTAGCTAAGTCATTTGATTTCCATGCTTTACCACGCATCAAGAGGGCAGCAACGTCTTTGCTGGATGTGATTTTGTCAGTTGAAAGTGAGTCAGTATCAGAAAGTACTTCATCATCACCAGACAAGTCTTGCCAAAATGGCATATTAATTAATCGACCACCAGAGGTTGCAAGTGCATCGAGTTCAGGATCTTTTACTACAATTCCTGATTGATATAAAGCAGAAAGCTCAGCAGTGCGTTCAATAACATATTTATTAAATACTTCAGGTACGATAACATCTGCAATTTTTGTTTTATCTGCAAATTTTTGCAAATCAAATTTAATGAGTTTGTGTTCCATTTTTATTCCTCTATTTCTATTTTTTGTTTGCTAAAGCTTGTAAAGTCTTAGCTTTTTCTGGTTCTTCTAGGAAAAGTCGGCCTTGCTCGGTTAAGTTGAAAGTCTCTTTTGCAAAAGGATTGTTCGAGATGCCTTTTCCATCACTTCCAAGCGGAGTATCTACAGAAGCTTTGAGTTTTTCATTAACTGCTGCTTCTAAAGCTTTATCCCATTCAGCTTTGAAAGATTTGACATCTTTAATAGCTTCCTCAGCAGTATTTCCTTGAATACGAGCAGCGAAAGCACTTGGAATACCGATTTCTTGAAGTTGTTTGCCTTTTTCTGCAAGCAACTGTTCTTGACGAAAGACGGCTTTTTCTTTTTCAAAGTCATCTTTTTCTTTTTGAATCAGCGCTTGTTGGCGTTCTTCTTCCGAAAGTTTGGCAAGGCGAGCAGCTTCATTTTTTTCTTCTTCAAGTTTTTCTTGCCAACGAGAATGACGAGCGTTAACAATAGAGTCAACCTCAGTATTATCTTTAAGACCAAACTTTTCTTTGATTGCTGCAACTTGTTCATCGGTCAGATTATCAGCATTGAATTCAGGAGGAGTTTCTTGGCCAGTTCCTGCTCCACCCTCATCGCCTTCTTGACCTTCAGCAAATTGTTGTAAGTTGAGTTTGAGTAAACTGTTTCCGCATAATGTTGCGATTTTCATGTTATTAATCCTTTCCAATTGCTTTTAAAGTGGTTCAATGCTTGCACTTCCGAAGCTTTTAATGTCATCACGCTTGGACATAAGAAAAGCGCCTGTCAGTGACAAACGCTTTGTGTATTTAAGTAGTTGTTATTTCACGCATAACTGCGAGATATTAGATCACCTCATTTGCTACTTTTAAAATCAACATCTGGATGCATTGATTTTAATTTATCCATCCATTCGTTGTAAGTTGTACTTCCTTTAATATCAAATGTTTTACCAGTGATAGGGTCAAGTGCTTTGCGTACTATGTTATTTAGTCGCTCTGAATACATCGAAGCAACTGAGCGACACCACGGGTGAAAAGGTGGATATGTCCCTTCTACACCATTTACAACTGCTTCAGATATTAGAAAGACTTTGTGGTCTTTATGACGACAAATTTGTGATGTTCTCAAATCTAAGATTGCAATGATTTGATACTTTTCAACGCCATTATTTTGCCACGATTTGAGTTTTGCTTGATTCGCCATATAATTCGCTTCGGTACGAATCAAACGCCTAGAAACGTTAATTGAGCGGTCAAATTCACTAGCAATTGCCTTTGACATCTGAAATTCACTCATTCCAGTTAAAGCTTCAACCGTGAATAGCTGCTCTAACCGTTTAGCTAAAGCTTCTGTATCTCCCCATAATCTTTTAGAGTAGTTACTTCCTAACCAGTGACTGTCAAGTATATTTTCCACAGATTTGGCGGATAACTCTTTAAACTTATAGTCTTTTTTATTCCAGACTTCTTTAACAATACCATTCTTAGCATTTGCTTGAGCTTTACGAATAATCGTTTCAGCAGTAGTTTCTTTGTAAGCTTCATCTATCGTATCAATATAAAAAGATGTCTGCTTATCAAGCTGAACATCTGCAATTTGTTTTGTTACTAGATAAGACTTTGCTTTTAAATCTTCTGCACGAGTAATTCTTGATTTAAGTGCCAGTCCTGTGAGCCGCTTTTTAGCTTCTCTTTGCAAGTCAGGATTGCTGATATCTTTAGCTAATCTTCTAAGCTCAACTAATTCAGAAACAGGAACAGTTTCATTAAGCATTCTTTTGGCTTCATCATCTGTCAGTTCCGTTTGCTGCTTAGTTCGACTAAATAATTTAGCAATCTGTTTTGTTAAATATGATTGAGCTTGTTTGTATGCCTGTGCTACGACTTCCTCAAGCTGTTTAGCACCGTCATTTACTTTCTTTTCGGCTTTAATCGCTCTTTTTTGCCAGTAGTCAGACATTCTTTTTACTCCTCTACTATTACATGCTCAGGGTATTGCTCAGCTATTGAAACTATTCCATCATAAAGTATCTTAAGGCTTGCCAGTTCTTTATCTGTTGGATCAAGTATAAAATATCCTTCATCACGCTCAAAAGTCTTACCAAAGGATAACAATGCATTAGTAACTGTGATATATAAGGCAGAAACCCCAGCACATACAATATCATTTCCAATATTTGCAAAGCCTGCATGACCAGTCACTTGATACCAATAAATTTGGTTGTTTTTCTTTTTGAACTTTACTGTAATCATTTATTACTAATACCAAGCATTCGAGTAGCTGCTTGCATAGCATCTGTTTTGTCAAACCCTTGTGTAATCAGCCCATAATAAAGATATTTATACATTTTTGCCAGGTCTTCGAATGCCTCTTTCATTTCAAGGTCTTTTAATTCATCAAGCTTATAGTCTTTTTGAATTTGTCCAGCCAAAGCTGCACTCATTTTACCAAGCATTTCAATAGTTTTGTCACTAAATTCAAATTCCATTTTATTTACCTTCATCTTTCTGTTTATTATTTCCATCTTTGCTGCCTTCCTCATTATCATCTGGTGGATCATCGAGATTAGAGTGGCTATCTTCTGACTGAATTCCCATAACTTTCTGATTCATTTCGATAGCATCCTCTTTTTCCTCTTGTAACTGTTCAAGAACTTCATCGACATTATCAATATCTGGAAGCCATGAAAGCAAGACTTTAAGAGGTAGAATTCCTGCTTGGTGTGCCTGAACGATTTGATTAACAATGTCAGTTGTATTGATTGGCAAATTAGGTTTGAGTTTAATCTTAATACCTTCAATATCAACATTGTTATTGCCAATCTCTAAATAATTGGCAAAGAGAATCAAACGTTGTCTAAGTCCTTTTATCATGTATCTTGACTTCACTGACATAAGTTGTAGTAAGCCAAAGAGTTTGTATTTCATTGCTTCGCCTGAAACATTTCCTGAGAAGTTTTTATCATTCATATTGGGCACATAAGTCACTTTATGAATATCTTCAAGTATTGCATCCCGTAACACAGCTACCGAACTTTCATCCATTTGTTTAGTAAGATAACTAGCATCTACTTCACCAGGTTTAAATGATGTCTGCATCATCTTTTCTTTTGCTAACCTAGCACCATCTCCATCCTGTAAGGTAAACCCACGGATAAAAAGAATTGCATCAACAAAGGCTTCTTTATCGTTCAATCTGTCAGACTGAAGCAAGTTATAAGCATCAATTAAGCTAATTGCTTGCTCAAAATCTCCTTGACGTTCTTCGTTGTTACGGTATTCAATAACAGGTACCGCCTTAAAATAATGTGGTAGTGCTTTAATTAATTGATAATCTCCGAAACCAATAGAAGCCGCTCTATACGTCAATACTCTATTGTCGTTATAGTACTTAACAAGATAATAATCAACAGCTCCTTGAAGGTTATATACTGGTTGATAATGTACAGCAAATAAAGGATTGGTGTCAATCGTATCATCCGTAACAAGGAAAATTCCTCGTGGATCAATACATTTAATGTCAGCAAATACTTTCCCAGTTTGAGGTTCCTGATTCATATAAATCAATTCATAACCTATCCCAAATACTGACAAATCTTTTTCAAGTTCAGTATCATGAGAAACAATATCAACTTTTGTATAAGCATCAAGAATAGATTGAATATCATCACTGCTTGTATAAGCTACTGGATTTCCTACCATGAAACCAACATTCATATCAGTGACATACTTTGCATGATTAACAACAACTTTATTATTAGGTGTTGCAGCATTATCTTTTGTTCGTTTTAAAATGTCTTGCTTGCCATCGTAATAATCAGATAGTTTGTCTAATCTCCCTATAGTACTTAAATGTTGAGAGATGCAATAATTTAGCAGTTCTGGAGTAGGACTATTTAAATTCCCTGCCATCTCTCTATTTATTTTAATTGCCATGTTCCTCCTTTAGTAAAGACCAAATTGTACTTTGCTCACAATTTCAGCGGTCTTGCCATTTCTTACCTCATTGGTATAAATTGCATATCGCAAAGAGTCAAGTACATCATCAAAAAGTTTTATTGGTTCTCCCTTTTTTTCATCCCAAACATATTGATAGATCTCATTAGGGAATTTCTCGACTTTATCTCTACAAATAAATAACTTATCTTTCTTAAACCTACGAGCAACCGCTTCAACACCAGTTAAACGTGCTTTGTCTCCATTAAACGCTTCAATGTGTTCTCGTTTAAACCTATCAACATGCTCAGGACGAGCAGAATCACAATAGAAGGGAACTCTTGAACCATAACGTTCTTGAATACCTTTAGCTATATCTACCCAATAGTCAATTTCTTCATGTTGTTTTGCGTGCTCCTCAATTAAATAAGCTGTTCCATCATCTGTTTCTCCTATAACAACAATAGATCCCCAGTGTTCATAACCCCAGTCAACACCGCAATAGAATGTTGATAGTTTAGGCAAGTCTTTGGATTGTATATAATGTTTGTTGCTATCAAAGTCTTGATAAACCACACCATCAGCAGATACCCAAAGTCCTTTTATATCACGGTCATAAAACATACCGCTTGGAGTTGCTGCTTTAATGTTTTCACGGTACCTCTCAGATAAGAAAGTATTATCATCTAATTCAAAATGAAAAGCCTTAACATTTTCGTTAGGCTTATCTATATATTCTTTCTTTAACCAATGCTCAGGATTATCAGGGTTAGTATCCGCTAGAATTCTTGCACCATTACCTGAACAACGAGAAACAATTTCAGCAAATACTTCTTGTTTAGCAAGTGAAGCTTCATTAACATATGCTCCATAAGCAGTCATACCACGGATAGCACCAACTCCACCGATATTCCCAGTGTATGCTTGAACTACTTTCACACCAAATAATTTAAAGTTATTGTGCTTATCAAACTTAGGTTCTATATTGTACATATTATAAAGCTCTTGTAGGATGTTCTTGTTTATTGTATTTGATGAAACACCAGCCAATATATACATAGGTTCCTTCACACCCTCTTCATCGGCTATTTTACGAACACGTCTTAATTCAAACAAGAATAAATCATTATTCATCTTTGTTTTACCTGAACGCTTAGCACCATGAAGTAAAGCAATGAACCAATCTTTATTTACTGTTTGCTTTAAAACATCGATTTGTTTTTTGCTATAAATATCACTTATCATCTATAACCTCACTAATTTTACCAAGCAATTCATCCAATTTTTCTTCAGTTGATTTATCAGTTGCAGATTGTATCATTGCAGCTTTGAATTCAGCAATATCAGCTTCTGCAGTAAGTTTGCGAAGAGTTTGTTCAAGTAATTTATCATTACCAGGATAACGTTTAAGAAGTTCCTTCATTGCTTGTATCTGCGTTTTGAAATCAGGAGGCTTCTCAACTTCCGAATATCCCTCTGCATTGGCTACTACAACCGTTTCTTTTATTTTTGCATTAGCTATAAGGCTAAGTCTTTCAAGTATCTCCTGTGCGCTCATAATACGCTCAGAAGCGATCTGTTCCATTCTTTCATCAATGTATTTTTTAATTACAAGTTTTGACAAGTTTTCAGGGCCAATTCTATTAGCTGTTTTCTTGCTATAACCTGCTTTAATGGCTGCTTGCGTTGCATTTCCTAACTCTATGTAATAATCTGCAAACTTCTTCTGCTTTTCAGTAAGTTTCATACCTCCCTCCTATCTTATTCGTGAATCCAACAATAAAAGGCTGCCCAGTGGACAACCTGTAATAAAATATAATAGCAAGATAGAGCCGCGAACTCTATAACTTCTAATAGCGAAGTCGTTTCTATTCCTTGCTGTCAGCTCCAACCGCACTGACTTATTAATATTATTCGGAAACTGTACTAGTATTATCAGCCCCAAACAATGTTGGATATAGCAAGACGAGGAGTCGAACCTCGCAAAGATATTATGCCTAATATCTGCCAGTCACTTGCTACGCTGGTTTTATCGTCCAGCAACGTTATGAAGTATATCCAAACCGAATTAGTTGTTGTTTTTTGCTTTTGCCTTTTACTTCATAATACAAGTATATCAGCAAAAACAACGGTTGAGGTTTCGTTTTTAGGCAATTTCGTGCCAATTTTTGTCCAAAAATATGCCCTAAAAACAATGCTGCATTTGTCGGTAAATATCATTTCTAAATTTGTAGAATATCGTCTTAGCTTTTTTCAATCCAATATCTTTAATTCCTTCGATATCTAAATATTGCATTACTTGGTACCAATACAAGCCAGCATACCCACTATATTTTAGCTCAATAACTCTTTTTTCATCAGGTATCAAAGGCTTAAACCAGAAGTCTAATATCTCTAGTTGTTCCTTGAGTTTAAGGTATTCTTCATCACTCTCAAGCTTTTCTTGATTTATTACATGACTCAATTGTTCCGAACCACCAGAATAAGCTGTACGAATGCCTAAATTATCTACTTTTTGCTTATAAAGATATCTGCTTTCAATTGATTTTATTCTGGCTTCAAGTCTGCCATTCACGTAATCTCCAATAATTCTATCTAACTTATCTGCCATTCATCAAATTCTCCTTTTGTGGTATAATTAAGTTAGAAATTCAGTTGCCGAAGCCCATTGCCGTGGGCTTTTTTCATTTTCATGTAATACCTATAAATTTTAATATCAATCCTATAATCAAACATGATATTCCGAATAAGAGTACATAGTATTTTGTTTTTTCGTAGAAATAAGTAAATCCACGGATAATTGTTTTATAAATAGTTCTATCAAAAGCTTTACCAGCTTTTTTAATGAAATTACAGACTATATCCATTTTCTCCTCCAGTTGAGTTTAGCGAGTTCCTAGCTCAGTATATGTGATATAATATAACTGACCAAAAATATTATAATAATAATAGAACTAAGTTGTTTACTAACTCTTGCACTCGAGCCTGGTCAGTTCGGGCTTTTTTATTTTGGTATAAATTATTGTTCTGTGTGCTATAATATTTAAGACCAAAAATTAACTTCGCAACATTGTTCAGTATTTCGCTCGAGCTTGGTCAACTCGAGCTTTTTTGTTATAACTTATTTTTATTATGGTATAATGTAGTAGACCTAAATTTTAAGAATAAAATTTAAACCTAGAACATATAACTCGAGCCTGGTCAGTTCGGGCTTTTTTTGTTATAGTTAAAGATTTTTTAATAAATCAAATTTTATAGTTATCAATTAATCAGTGGTATAATGAATGTGACCATTCAATAGTAACTAATAATTTTTACAACATTCGCTCAAGCTTGGTCAGCTTGGGCTTTTTAATTTGATTAGTGCTATACTAGAGTGGACCAAAAAAATATAAATGTTAGAATTCACAATTTCGCTCGAACCTGGTCAGTTCGGGCTTTTATATTATCTTTTGTTAACAATAGTTGTTTTATAATAGTGTTATAATAAAATTGGATAAAATATAACTAGCGAATTTAAAATAACTATCCATGTCTCGACTGGCCAACCGAGACTTTTTTGTTGCCATTTGTTAACGACAAAATAATGTTAATAGTGCTATAATAATCTTGGTCAAATTAATCTAGATTTTGGATTTATTTTACATTAAATTAGAACTCGGCCAGTTCATACTTAACTCTTGCTATTTGTTGTCTAGCAGGAGTTTTTTTGTGTTCAATCCATGTGTTTATCAAGCCATTTTTCAGGGAACACGTTCTCTGACTCGTCAAGGTCTGAGCGTGGAATTCGTTTATCTCTGATGTAGCAACGACGACAAGAGCGTTCTTCATGAGTGCCAAATAAATAAATTCTCCATTCCGACCACTTATGCCCGAACAGCTTACACATTAGTTTCATTCGACTACCTCATCAACTGTCTCGCTATATAACCATTTAAATACATGAATAAGATAATCTTTAGAAATTCCGTTAAATGTGACAAAGCTGTTTAAAGCCTGACATTCAACCAATTTCTCATTTTCTGTTTTATTATCAAATTCTTCAATCATTTGTTTTCCGCTTTTTATCATTCAAATCCCCTCGCCTTTCTTATATTCATAACTAAGAGTTTCATTTCTATTATTTTTCAAGCAAACATAGACATCTTCAATTACCACATCTTCATCTATGTTTCTTTTTATTGCTGAAATTGTAACTGGTAAAATATGTTCATAACCTCTAGCATCATTTGTGATTTCAGCGGTCATCCTACGTTTTATACCCGGTGATATTTTCATTCAATCCCTCCCCACCAGTCATTGACCAGCGATATTAGTTTGTCGGTCATTCTTGCCCCCACAATTTTTCTTGTTCAGCAACTAAACTTTCTCGATGTTCTACTATCAAATCAATCAACTTACGGTTGAGTTTACTTGGTATAGCAAACTCTATATTTCCTAAAAAGCCATAAGGTTTTAGTTCCATACCTAAAAACTTATCTTGTTTATAAATGTTTAAGCCAATCGTTCTTGGTGCACGACAGTAACTTTCAATAAATCGGTCAATTTTTGCTATCTCTGAACTGATAGCATTGATTTTATTAAGATTTTCTTTATTCATCCCTCCACCACTTTCACTAAATCAACTCCGAGGGCTTTGCCTGCGAGGTAGGCGAGTACCACGTTTGTATTTTTAACATCATCCTCTAACCAATGCAATATTTCTGGATAACTTTCTAAGACAAAGTAAGGCTGCATTGAGCTAAACATCTGTGCTACGTTTGTTTGATATTCTTCCGTGTCTTCGTAAATTTGGTCAAACTCATCCGCAATGCTTTGAGGAATCGTGAGAATTTTCCTCATATCACGATATCTGTTTGCATCTTGCTTTATCATTTCTTCGTCAACGATTTCAGAAATTCTTTTATTGTCCATCGCCGCTCCCTTCATTTCCAATCGCTGCGAGTGCATCTCGTGCTGTAAAATAACAATCATCTGAGCAATCAAACTCAGCTATTTCTGTCAGTGCCTTTTTCCCAGTGTTAAGCTGTTCTTGGAGTTTTTCAACCTTATTTTCGCCAGTTAATTTTTTAACTTAACTTTCCGTATAAACTGCTTCCATAGAACAACCGCCCTGGCAATAACAATCTTTATCAAACTCATCATGTAAGAATCCATGCACTTCGTTGTAATATCCGATTGGCTCTAGTTTTTCAACCGAAAGTTTGTCAGTGGCGGAAGAACATTCATCACATACAATAAATTCTCCTTCTGGAAGCCATTCAGGCTCGATTGGTTTATCACAGCTATAACATGTTGTTTGCTTCATCATTTTTTCACACCTCCCCAGTGCTACCAAATCCACCTGTGCGCTCTCCTTTTGCGTTGTCATCGTCTGTTGTAAGATATTTTACAAATACACCTTGCATAATTCGTTGACCTTTAGAAATGGTTACAGGCTCTTTTGAGATGTTCATAAACAAGCCTTTGAATTCATTAGGATAATAATCTGAATCGATAATTCCTACTGAATTAATCAATGCAATGCCACGCTTAACTGGATTGCTTGAGCGGTCATATAATTTCAGTACTTCGTCATGTCCAAGTTGAACAGCTAGCCCAGTGCTTACCAATTTAATTTCATCAGGTTGAATCGTAACTGTTTCGCTTGCTGAAATGTCATAACCTGCACTGTGTTCTGTCGCTCGTTCTGGAATAGTCGCATTTTCGTCTAGTTTTTTAAATTTCCTTGTCATTCTCCGTCCTCCACAGGCACAAGCTCAAAAGCTTCGTTATTTACAAAAGCACCGTCTGAAATTTTAGGAATTTCTTGTTCTGTAAATATATTTTTTACATTGTCATGGTTAGTCCAATCAAGGAACTTTTTGTCAACGAAAACTTTACCAGTAGCCTGATTTAGCCATAAATAGTAATTACTAATTGTTGCATTCTTTAATTTCAATCTGAACAGCTGCGGTTTTTCGACTTCGTATTTACCAGTGATGAATGCTAGTGAGAAAGTATCTGGATGTTCATTTCGCCACATAAGAGCTTTAATCGTTTTACTTGACTTAATATCATCAATACCAAATTCAAAAAGTCTTTGAATATTTTCAAAACGATATTCATTAAATAATTCCGCCACACACTCAGGCACGACTGGCAGGGCTTGCTGTTGGAGTTGGGATTTTAAACCAATGATTTGCGATTCTATTTTAGAACTTCTGATTACTTCTTTTTCATAGTTATCATTGAGATTACTATATTTATCCAATAACTCCTGAAACTCTTCGTCTGAGTGCCAGTTTTTAGCAAATTCTAACCACGGAAAGTTGAAAGCGACTCTCCCTAACTTTATATTTAACCCAATATCAGAAGCAGTAAATTCTCCATCATAAGAGTTCATTATAAATTTACTTTTTTTAGCTTCTTTAATCGCTTCTTCTTCAAACTTAATCATTTTTCGTGTCCTCATTTTTTTCATCTTCACAAGTGAAGCAAATATAATGCCCTTCATCTAAAACCTTATCAACGACTGAACTTTCAGATGTAAATATGAAACTCTCTTTGCATTTTTCGCATGTTACATTTATTTTTTTAATCATTTTTCGTGTCCTCCGTAAATACTGAATCAATAACTCTTTTAATCATGTCGTCAGATACAGCACCACCGCTATTTAAGATTATCGCTTCTCTAACACACTCTTTTGCGTACTCTTGAGCAACTTTCTTTGTGTATAATAAATCTCCGTCTTTTAAATTCCAAAACATTCTTTTCTTTTTGCGTTGTCATATTAACACCTCATATTTTAGCTTTTAAGCGCTTTTAGATTGTTCGTGATAAATCATCCATGAAATGGTTTAAACGCTCAATGTAACCGTAAATTTCATGAATTAAAGCTATTCAAATACAACTAATGATTCTGTCAGTTGCTTATCCATAAAATTAAACAGTTGATTCCAAGTCATATCTTTTCCGTTGTTGAAAACAGATTTAATATCTCGATAAATTTCAACCAGTTCATGGCTTCCTTTAGTCCGAACTGTGATAAAAACCGAATTACTTCCATAACCGTCATATCTTGCTTTCTTAGCTAAGTTAAATAATTTAACAGTTGGTATGATTCTGAATGCTGTCATTCTTACACCTCTGTAATTTCAATTTCAATTCTGTTTTTCTCGTCATTAACCTTTTTAGCCTCAAGCCATACAATCTGGCTGTCGTCACTGTAATAACGCAACTTAGTCATATAATCTTGCAAATTCTTCATAAGATTATCTAAGTCAGGTCTGCTTGTTTTCCATTGCCACCAGCGTTTCTTCTGCTTAATAGCGTAGAAGAAAGTGACAGATAGCTTCAAAGGAATATTTTTTTCGAAGCACTCTTTCGGCTTATGTTTCATGAGTTGAGCTTTAAGGCTGTAGTTATTTGTCCCTCGACGGTCATAGAATTGAAGTTTCCCGTTCACTTTTTTAATGCCTTTTTGTTGCTGAGTAGTTGGCATTTTATCCAATTCAAATTCAAACTTCACTTACTTCTCCAAATCTAGCAATTGCAGGCATCTGAGCCATGCGATTAAGGATAAAAATAATCTCATGTTCAGTTTTCTCTGCCAACTTCTGCTTTTTAATTCTTCCAAGTGGGTAGTGTTCGTTTTCCCACTGCTCAATGATTATTGTTTTCATTTACTTTTCCTCTTGTCAGCAATTCCCTCAAATTTAACAACACTATTTTTGGAGCCTTCCATGATTCGAGAAACTATTTTATCGTCATAAGACGAACGCATTTCTTTACCAGTAAGATTTGATGTGATAATCGTATTACCTTCTCTTGCGTTGTAAATATTGTAAATAACACCTTGTACCCAGCTATTATCCTTAGAAAATGTACTTTCAGTTCCTAAATCATCAATAACAAGCAAATCAACTGTTCGCATTAATGTTGTCAGTCGCTCTTCTTCTGCCTTGGTATCAGCGTAATTCCAACTATTTTTAATTTCTCGAATTAATTCACTAATATTGATAAACAATGTTGAAAATTTATCATCTTTGAGATTTTCGTTAACTTCTTGCAAGATGGCCATTGCTAAGTGAGATTTACCTCTACCAGCTCCGCCAACAAACACAGTGTTAAATCTTTGCCCTTGAGTGTACTCTCTGGCTATTCTTTGGGCTTGATTCAACACATTTTGCTCTTCTAATCCATTTACCTTAAAAGTATTGAAACGTGCAAACCAGAGCGATTTCTTGCCCACAAGGCTTTGTGTTTTAAGCAAGCTATATTTTCCATATTTACTTTTATTCAAGAAATCTTCATTTGCTTTTATTTCAGCACTTGATTGTTGGTGATGTTGGTATATTCCCTCTTTAGCACATTCTGTACAATAACTCATTGAGGTTACCTGCAAACCATCAACTAACTCGCCATGAATCAACGGATCATAATCTATACTTACTGGATGTTTATATCTAACAAGCTCAGTTTCTTGATGTCTTTCACAAAATAGACCTGTTTTAACTTCTCTCTTTTTATGGAACTCTCGGATTCCATCTGCCATTGACTGCATATATTCCTCCTAGAATCCCAAATCCTCATCATATCCAGTATCTGCTTTCACTTCTTCTTGGTAATTCATAAACATTACATTATCTAAAAACTCATACGGATTAACACTATAGTTACCATCAGGATCATCCGAATGATTATTTATATAATCTTGAATGTAATTCTCAGCTCCTTTTACAATGCAATCTTTTTGGAATTGGGGTAAGTCAAGAAAAACTTGTAAAGCCATTGCTCTTTTGGAAATGTTTTTTTTATTAAAGTTTGAAAAGAGTTCGAAAAAGCGAGAAAAGATTTCTTGGTTATTTGTTTTACTTTCTTTTACTTTACTTTGGTTTACTTTACTTTGGTTTACTTTACTTTCCTTTGCTTTACTTTGTGAGTTAATGTTAGTAGGCTGGGTAGAAAACTCAGATGGTTCGGGTTTTTGCTCGTAGAAACTATTTACATCAGGTTTTTTAGGCATTCCGACTTTCCTATTTTTATAAACATCAGCTACATTTTCTACAAAATTAGTGCCCCAAATTATGCCAACATTCCATAACTCTAAGTCAATAGCGTTTAATTTAGCCAATAAATCTAACATTTCTCGCGCTAAACTATCGCTTACAAGGGTTTTTGCTAGTAGAAACTCCCACTCGTCAGGGTTTCTACTATCAATAATGTGTCCATTTGTTGAACCAAGTAGTTCTAAAACCTTAAACCAAAATGCATATCCATTGTTTTCGTATCTTTTTTCTAAGATGAATAGCGTTTTCCCACTATTCACATAATGAGGAAAATAATCAACTGTTTGTTTTTTTGGTCTTGCCAATCCTTATACTCCTTTCTTCGATATTTATTTCAAGTTTTATTATTCAAATTAAAAGCTGGCGATGAGTGGTTATGTGTAAACACTAAATACTCATTGACTTTACGGCTCGTTCCGCCACCCTCCAGCACTAACTTAGTTAAAATGGTAGGTCTTCGTCTGAAATTTCAGTACCGCCAGCAAATGGATCAGCAGCAGGAGCTTTAAAAGGGTCTGGCGCTAGTGGTTTTTTATTTTGAGCTTGCGGTTTACTTGCTTGCTGACCTTGTGTTTTATTGCTTTCTAGCATTTGGAAAGTATCTGCAACAACTTCAGTCACATAAACCTTTTGCCCTTGTTGATTCTCATAGTTTCGTGTTTGAATCCGTCCAGTTATTCCAATCAAAGCCCCTTTTTTAGCAAAATTTGCTAAATTTTCTGCTTGTTGACGCCAAATAACACAATTAATGAAGTCAGCTTCTCGCTCTCCGTTTGAGTTTTTAAACTGACGATTGACAGCTAACCCAAATGTAGCCACTGCTTGGTTCTGTGGTGTATATCTAAGTTCAGGGTCACGAGTTAAGCGACCTACTAATACAACATTATTAATCATTATTTACTCCAATCTATATATGCTTTCATCATTTCAGCAACTTCGTGTTCCGACTTTGTTTTCAAAAATTCATCTACATTAGGTTTATTTTCTGGATGTTGTTTTAAATATTTCTCAATTAAATCAGCATCGCTTAATTGAGGTTGTGGTGGTTCTTCTGGTAAATCTTCTCCAGCATAGATATATAGTCCCAATCCAAACATTGCTATATTTTTTACCAAACAACGCATGATTGTTTTATTTACATCAAACATTGAAGCTTGTTCAACTGATTTTTCACCATTATATTTAGTCATATATTTATAAGGCTTATCTTTCATGGCTTTGTTTGCTCCATCCATGACAGGGAGCCACATTTCATGAGTAACATCTTCAACGGTTACTGATGTAAAAACCATAAAACCAGTTGTGCTATCATACATATATGGAAGCTCATTTCCATCTTTTGAAACAAACTTCTTAATTTCATAAGTCGCTTTTGGAAATTTCTTTTTAAATTCAGACCAGGCCCAAGTCCAGCTAAGATAACTTAGCTCATTTTTACCAGATTTCTTTTTTTCGACTTTGTCACTGACATCTATTGAATTTAACAGTTCAAAAACTGACTTCTCTTTATCTGCCATAATTTACCTCACACATCCCATTTAAGAGGTGGCTTCTTATCTCTATAAACAATGGACTGCTCAAGCTCTTGTTCGATTCCATCTCCAAACTTGCTCTTGAGTTTAGTTAAAGTAATTGGCTCTACACAATCCCAACCATGAGCCTTAACTAAGTCATATTTCTGTTTATTAGTCATGGTTAAAACCTTTTGTTGTGCTGCTTTGCCATAACTCAACCGTTTAAATTGTTGTCCTTCATCAAGACGCTTTTTAGCTTCTGTCTCAGCTTTTTTGTAAAGATCAACTATAATTTTACCTTGAGCTAAGAACCCTGTAAGTGTGGCATTATCCATATCTTTTATAGCTGATGGATTCAAGTCAACCCTTTGCCCATCTCCATCTACTGGTATAAGTTGTAAGTCCATTTGAATTCTCCATTTCTTATTTTTGTTGAAACGTGATATAATCTAGGTATAAAATTTTGTAGACACACCACGTCTTAGTCCGCATGCCAGTGCGGGCTTTTTTATTTTGTCAGCTCAACCGCTGCTTTATAAGCATTTGACCATTCATAAAGCTGAGGGATAAGCGAATTTTGAAGAAAATCTTTTGAGTAAACTGAGAGTTTTTCTTTATAAAATTCGACTGACTCTTGATAAACTACTTGTCCAAGATGATTAATTGTTTTTACTTGTTCCATTAGAACCTCCATTTGCCTGCGAGGGCTTTTTCTGTCTTATCCATCAGTAAACCTCCAGCAACACTCCACCGCTTCTAAGTGGTGTAAAGTTCATTGTTTTACCTTGATAAAGCACTGTATCAGTTGTTCGTGTGATAATCCACTTTGCACCATCGATTAGAGCAGTTTGAAGCGCAGCATCTGCTTCTCTTGATGTTAAAATTGTGTTTTTCATTTTATTTTCCTTTCTCTTTGAATTCATCTAGCTTTACTTTTTTTAAAGTATCTACTCGCAAATTAGTGACAATGAGTTTATTTTCATCCAAAATTTTAGCTAATTTATCTTTATCAAGGACAGTTACAAATTTTTGTGACTGTCTTTTATTTTGTCTCTCTCTTGAATATTTAGGTATATAGTGCATTTTCTGCCTTTCTATCGGAGCACCGCATTTAATTTCTTTGCAATGAGCTTGATTGCTCGGATGTTTTGTGTGATTAAGTCGTGTACCAGATCAAACAGGATTTCCCCCGTTTCTGGGTTGACTATGTATGTGTAGGTCATGAGTGCCTCTTCTTATTTGATAACTGATTGACGCTTTTTAAGTTCTTGCTTATACTCAGGAGTATTTACGAACTGCATAAAGTCTCTAATTTCTTTGTATCGAAATCTACGCCCATTCATGAAAATACCAGACTTGAATTGTGGAAATAACTCCATTGCTTTTCTACGTCGATAAACAGTTTGGTCATGGATGGAAAACTTTTCCGCTACTTGCTGAGTAGTCAAGTAATCATCATCTTTATATTCCATCTGAACTCCTTTCTAAGCTTCAAAGTCAAAGCTGGTTTGTGAGTTCAATCCACGAATTTCAAGTGTTGTATTGAACGATGGTTGCCACATATCAAGATATTCTGTTGCTTCATCATAACGACTTAGCGGAATATCGCTATATTTCACAACATCGAAGCGATTGTTCAAATCTTTATAAAATTCTCTAAATACCTTAGCTCCTAATTTCTTATGAGCATTTGAATATTTACCACCAGTAAACATATAAACTTTGCTTGCTACTTTCTTCTGCAAAACTTTAGCTTTATTTGATGGAAGTCCGAATCGGTCAGTCAAATCAAGAACTGAATTTTCGATTTGCTCAACTTTTTTATTCAAGTTCACGTTACCTTGAGCGAGTAATGCAATTTGTTGTTCAGGAGTTTGCGGTAAAAGCTGTTGTTTGAGTTCTTTTTCAACTTCAATAAAATATTGACGAGCTTGTTTTCCTTTTTCATTACGTTGAATCATTGAAATTTCTTTTGCCATATCAAGTTTTAGTGCGTGATTAATAATAGTTGTAAATGGATTTCTAGGATTATTGGTTTCACTTTTTTCTGAAACCAATACAAAGTCAATGTTTTCAATGAATCCATACTTGCACATATCTTTAAACCATTGTGTGTATGGTGTTTTTACTCCTAAAAATTCATGTAATTCACGACCGCTTACTACTTGGTCATTGTTTTCATTTTGTGTGATTGTAATTAATTGATTCATTGTTTTCTCCTAATCTAATTCAATTCCTAAAATATCAGATGCTAACCAAATCTTTTGACCAACTAGATCAGCAAATTCTTTTCGAGTGATTTGCTCTCCATCTTTATTTTGAATTCCATAATCCGAGAATACTGCTTTAATTAATTCATTTGCTTCGATAAGTGAAGATTTAACTGTTGCTTCTTGTTCGTCATTTTCATTTGACAAAATTTTAATCAATTTGTTCATTTTAGAATCCTTTCTTTTTATTTAAGTTCAAATATTTTGGACTTTTTTATTAAAAAAATAAATACCAATGTCTTCTTTTTTAATACCAAGAAGTTCTGTAGCGGCATCGATATCTGATTGCTTCCAGTATGATTTATTATTGAGCTTATCAGAAATGATTTTTTCTGATAAACCGATAGCCTTTGCAAAATCTTGCTGACTACCATACTTTTCTTTAATGCGACCTTTCAATTTAGAATAATCAATAGTCATGATACATCCTTTCTTTTAAATAAAATTTCTGCATACGCAGTAAGGGAAAGTCAGGAATCGAACCTGTTCGCCAGTCTTCCCTGCTCATTGTGAGCGATATCATAACTCCGTGATATAATTATATTGAATGAGATACCGCGGCTGGTGGTTTTGTTCAAAATAAAAATACACTGGAGATTTTATGAACAAAGATTATTTAACGTCGCCTTTAAACGACGATTTTTTGAAACATTATAAAGAGTTTCAGAGCAATGTAATGAGAACTTACGAGACAATGAGTGAGATGAACTTCTCAAATAAGAATCAAGAATTAATCGTAAAAGCCTTCAGAGAACATCCTCTCACGGACTATAATCAAAACTTATTTTTGACCGTTCAAAGAAACTATGTTGGATATTTCGAGAGAATGTCTCGCTTTTATAATAAAGAAATGTTAGGTGAACTAACAAAGAAAGCTATGAAGCAACACGCCGCTGCTTATGGAATTCCTAATAAAATTTTTAATGAAATAGATAAAAATAATATCAAAGAATTATTAAATAAGTACCTATTAGAAATGATCGATATTGAAAAACAGTTCATAAGTTCCGATCAAAAGGTAGAGGAAAAAAACCTCCCAAGTGATACCGAACGCAAAGTAGATATAAACATTGCAACCCAACAAATACAGGCGTTGCAATATGCTTTTTTTGATTTTGTTATCGCCTGTAAACTTTACAAAGAATCTCTTAATCATATGGTCTCCTATTCTTTTGATAGAGTGTTATCAAATTTTGGTTTATCTTCAGCATTATCAAGCTTAGTAGCTCTAATTGAACCAACTAATCCGATTTTTTCCATAGCGACTTTTCTTATCATGGGTATGATCCAAGAAATATTTAAAGAAAAATAACCCTGCCCCTCTGGGGGTTTTTATTTGCCAAACTTGCTACTTACGCTGAATTGAATACAACGTGTAACTACATTCACAGAAGCTTCGCAACTGTTTTGTTTGTTTGCTTGTTTGGTAGAAAGTCCAAATAGTTTGAACTTTATGATTTCATTATATCATTTGGAAAATAATTGTCAAGGAAAAAGTATAAAAAATTTGAACTTTTTTTATAAATGTTTTATAATAAGTTCATGAAAAAAGAAAACTCTCAAATAAGACTAAAGAAAATAATGAGCGATCGAGGCTTAAGACAAGTTGATATACTTGAAAAATCAAAACCTTTTCAAGATAAATTGGGTATAAAAATGTCAAAAACTCATTTATCTAATTATATAAACGGAAAATCTAATCCCGATCAACAAAAATTGATATTATTATCTCAAACTTTGGGAGTTAGTGAGCCTTGGTTAATGGGTTATGATGTTCCAATGATTGAAACTCGGGAATCAGCAAATGATTCTGAAACTATAGAAGAAACTGTTTCAGTTATGAAAAAACTTGAAGAACCACGTCAACAAGCTGTGCTTGAGGCTGCTTCTACTCAATTAGAAGAACAGAAAAAAGAACAGGCAAAAATTGTGTCTATTAAAAGTGAACAACAAAAGCAAGGTATTGACCTTGCAGATTTAGTAGATGATAGTAAAGTTGATTGGGACAAATGGGTATCTTTTGATGGTAAGCCATTAACTGATGAAGTTAAGGAAGCTATGAAACAGTTACTAGGCAAACGTTTGGAAGACAAATAAGGAGGTTTCTATGGGCAGACAGGAGCTTTTAGAATATCTCCTTAAAGAAGTTGAAAAATTTGGGTTTTCTGTAATATCTGATGAAACGTTCCCTATACCTGCAATCGTTAATACAGATAATAAAATAATGATTTACAGCTCTGTTGAAGTAAACCCTTTTGAAATTGCTCATGAACTGATTCATATTATTAATAAAGATAATCATCGTGGAAAGTACTTTGATGCAATTAACCCTCAAGAAGTGAGAGCAAATCATGAAGCTATTCTTCTCCTATGGGAAATATTTGAAGCCAATGGGGGAAGCTATGAATATTTCAATGTGTTTGTGAATACAACAGATGCACCTTTTGAATTAGCTGAGTCAATCATCAAAAATGAATATTTAGAGATGCATGAAGCTATCACTGAAATATTTGAAGATGAAATAAAAGTTAGCATTAACAAACAAGAAATGCATGAGTATATTATAGATTACATAAGTTATTTTGATGTGATTGAGACTGTTAGCATTTACGAATTTTTAGATCGATATCATTTAAGTCATAATTTCTACGAAATGGCAAAAAAAGAATTCCAACAACTATTGGGAACTACTTAAAAACTACGAGCAATATCTTGAACCTCGTTAAAAGCTAGGTTAGGAGATTTAATATTTATGGAAAAGAAAAAAGAATCAAAAGTTTTAGCTATTATAGCTTTAATAATTGGGATACTTGCGTTAATTCTATCTTGGGTACCTATTGTAAATAATTTTGCAGCGGTGTTAGCAGTCGTTTCTGCTATTCTTGGATTAATTGCAATTATCATGAATAGAAAAAACAAAAAAACTTTGAGTATTGTTTCTTTTGCTATATCAGTTTTAGCTTTTATTATTGTCTTAGCTACTCAATCTATGTATTCGAATGCTATAGATAGTGTTGGTAAGAAAGTTAATAGCGATATTTCAAGTTCGCAAAAGAAAGCTGATGAGAACTTTAAATGGGCCAAAACTGACTACGATGCACTAGTGGTTGGTGATACTATGACTGGAGCTGGCGGGACAAACTATGATGGACTTGAAGCAAAATTTGGCACTCCATCAGATTCAAATGAATCATCTAGTGGAGATTATACCGTCAAAGATGTATCTTGGAATAATATGGGGGCTTCAAAGTATAAATCAATTTCATTAACTTTTGTTAAACAGGCAGATGGTAGCTGGCTCTTGTCACATAAATACCAATCAGGATTAGAATAAACTAAAAAATCCACCCTATCTTTGGTCGGACGAGGGTGGATTTAAACTATAAAGTAGTATAAAGGCTTCAATAAGCTTTTTTACTATACCATTCTATCAGAAATGAGGTATAAAAAGCAAATGTGGGTAGAAGATTTACCTAATGGTAAATATAAGTATTGTGAGCGCTATACAGATACTAAAGGTAAGACAAGGAAAGTATCAGTAACACTAGATAAGAATAGCTCTAGGGCGCAAAATGAAGCTTCTAGGCTATTGTATAATAAAATAGATGCAAAGCTTGAAAAAGAAAAACAAAAAATTGAAGATGAGCAAAATAAAATAGCTTCTATCACTTTCTGGGAAGTCCAAGACGAATATTTTTCGATTTATGAAGAAACCGTAAAAGCTAAAACAGCCTCATTAAGAGATACTGCAAAGAAAAAAATTAGAAGTTTAGTTAGTGAAGATACTTTATTATCAGATGTTAACTCTGTTTTTATTTTAGAGATATTGGAAAAACTATATTATAAGGAAAATTATTCTTATTCTTATATTAAGACACTTAAGGCATCTTTTAATATGGTTTTAGACTACGCTATATCAAAAGAATACCTGTCAGTTAATCCTATTCCTAATGTTAAAATCAAAAAGAAAGTTTTGACATTAGAACAAAGAGAAAAGAAAAAAGAAAAATATCTTGAGCGTAGCGAATTAAAACAAGTCATAAAAGATATGGCAGTAATAGATAAATCAACCGCATTGTTAATTGAATTTATGTCACTTACAGGTCTAAGATTTGGAGAATGTGTAGCAATTCAAAACAAGAATATTGAAAATAATGTTTTACATATAAATGGTACATGGGATAGTGTTTCTAACTCTAAAACAACAACTAAAAATATTTATTCAGATAGAAAAATCACGCTACCCAAAAGATGTCTTCAAATAATTGATGAATATCCTTTAAAATATCCAAAGGATAAAATAAGCAAAGATAATTATATATTTATTTATAAAAACAATAAACCATATAACATTTCTGTTGTGAATAGCAGACTAAAAAAAATAAATTCATCTAAAAATTTAAGTACACATATTTTCAGGCATACTCATATTGCTTTATTAACTGAGCTTGGAATACCTTTGAAGTCCATCATGGAAAGAGTGGGTCATAATAACCCTCAAACAACTCTTTCTATATATTCTCATGTAACTGAAGAAATGAGCAAAAATATAATAGAAAAACTAAATGAAATAGACCTCTTAAATTAG